GTTGACTTGCTGAAATCGCACCAGGAGAATAGATTCCACTGGTGATTGCTCCAGTTGAAATCACACCAGCGGTTGTTCCATCTGAGGTGCCAATATTTGTGCCTGAAATACTATATGAGTTGCCCACTCTTACGGCAGTTGATCTAGCAGCGTCAACAGTTAGTTGAACACTAGAGGATTGTTTTGATACAAGTCCACCTGCTTGAACAGCTGAGGTGGTCATCAGAAGCATAACGATAGGAAGTAATTTCTTCATAACGTATAAGATTTGGTTCTGTATATATTTATTGTATTTTTTTCGTGACAACCGAAATATGTTGGGCGGTATACCACATAGGATATGTCTATGTATGAATGTTAAATAACTCTGCCAAATGCTACGGATTTGGTAATTATATACTTGCTTTTTAGGAGTACACAGATGACAGGACTTAGAAAATTTGCATCAAAAGATTTGAACGCCATCATTGATGCCACAGAAAGATACAGTGTGGGACTTGATGATCTCATGTATAGGTTACATTCCTATGGAATGGGAACAGTTAACGAATCTTATCCCCCATATAATCTAGTTAAAGAGAGTAACATTAAGTGGAGAATTGAAATGGCACTTGCTGGGTGGGATAAAGATGAGATTGAAGTAACAACAGAATCAAACGTCCTCCTAGTCAGATCCAAGGCATCCAAGACTAAAGGTGAAGAAGAATACATGCATCGAGGAGTTGCAACTCGAACCTTTGCTAGGGGATTTAATCTGTCTGACGATGTAAAGATTGGGCAGGTGGGCTTTACAAATGGAATGCTTGTGATAGAATTACAGAAGATCATTCCTGACCATCAAAAACTCAAAGTTTATGACATCAGTTAGGATTGATATATAGTATACAATTAAAGAGACCCACGTTCGGGTCTCTTTTGTTTTGGAGGCAACTATGCACACGTTTATAAACTTGTGTCAGAAAAACAAATATGAAGATACGGAAACGATCTTGATCGAAGTGCCTACAAGCATGATGGAAGAAGTTCTTCCATACATTCGGTCGGTTCAAGAACAACAGAATATTACAGAGAACGCAGCAATCAACAAATTGCTTCGTAAAGCATACGATCAAGTTACAGAGGAATATTATGAGCGTAAGAATCGCAAGACTAAAAAGCGGTGAAGATATCATTGCTGATATCCAAGAAGTGTGTCCTAAGGAAGCACCCGATAAACCAGTAGCATATCTTTTGGGTAAACCTTACATTGTTGATGCTGTAGAGAACAGAGATCTGCAAGTTCTTACTGAAGAACCACAAAAGATCGATGACATTAGTGTCATGTTCTACCCATGGGCACCTATGTCTGCTGAAGAAAAAATTATGTGTCCACTTGAATGGGTGGTTACAATCTATAGACCATACGAAATCATTCAAGAAAAATATCAAAAATTAACTGGAGGTGAAGAAGAGCATGTTGAAAGTATTACTCCTGAGGTCCTTACCTGATGTGTATGTGGTGGGTCTGATTGAAGAGATGGATGAAGAACCATCACTCTTCATTAAAGATGCCTATAGTATTGAGGATGGACAGTTGGAGGAGTGGCCGAAATACACTTCTCAACGTGATTTGTTCTTGACATCTGAGTCAATCTTTACTATACTGGATCCGTCAGCAGATATTGCTGCTGCATATTCACAGAAGGAGAGTTGATGTACACGAACGTTGCAGTAAGGGGTGACTACATCTACTACCGAGAGGTAGATCATGGCAACCACATCAGTGGTCGTGACCGTTTTCAACCCACACTCTTCGTTTCTTCTAACAAGGAGACCCAGTATCAGACTCTAGACGGCAAGTTCGTTGCTCCTATTCAACCAGGTGGCATTCGTGATTGTCGTGAATACTTTCGCAAGTATGAGAACGTTGAAGGTTTCAATGTTTATGGTAATGATCGGTACATATATCAGTGGATCTCAGACACATACAAAGGTGATGTTGACTGGGATCTAAACTCTCTCAAGATCTGGACGATTGACATTGAGGTGGCATCTGAAAACGGTTTTCCTACCGTTGAAGAGTCTGCTGAGGAGATTCTTTGTATCACTATCAAAGACTTTATCACTAAAGAAACTGTCACCTGGGGGACGCGTCCCTTTGACTGGAATGCTAACGAACTGACGTATGTTTTCTGCGATAATGAGCAGGAGATGATGCGTCGGTTTATTGATTATTGGCATGAAAACTGCCCTAATATTGTGACTGGTTGGAACAACAACCTCTATGACATTCCATACATTTGTAATCGGTGTCAAAGGATTCTTGATGAGAAAGAAGTTAATCGTCTTTCTCCTTGGGGTTGGGTGTATTCACGAGAGATTGTGATTGCTGGTCGTAAACACGTTCAGTATGAAATTGCAGGTGTGTCTATCTTAGACTACATGGATCTCTACAAGAAGTTCACCTACACCAGTCAAGAATCCTATCGTTTGGATCACATTGCGAATGTGGAACTTGGTGCTAACAAGTTGGATCACAGTGAGTTTGACACCTTCAAAGATTTCTATACTGGTAACTGGCAGAAGTTTGTTGAGTACAACATTCATGACGTGGATCTTGTTGACCAATTGGAAGACAAGATGAAACTGGTAGAACTTGCAGTGACCATGGCATACGATGCTAAGGTCAACTTTGAAGATGTTTACTCACAGGTTCGCATGTGGGACACCATGATCTATAACTTCCTGAAGGAGAAGAACATTGTTATTCCACCTAAAAAGCAATCAAACAAAGATGCTCAGTATGCTGGTGCGTATGTCAAAGAACCTATTGCTGGATTATATGAATGGGTTGTATCTTTTGACCTCAACTCCTTGTACCCTCACCTCATTATGCAATACAACATCTCGCCAGAGACGTTGTTACCGCATCGATTCTCAGGGATATCGGTAGACAAGATCCTCAATCAGGAAGTTGATCTAAGTGATCTTAAGGATCAAACTGTATGTGCTAATGGTGCATGTTACGATACAACCAACCAGGGATTTCTGCCTAAGATGATGCAGAAGATCTATGATGAACGTAAGCAGTACAAGAAACTGATGCTTCAGGCAAAGCAGGAGTATGAAAAGACTCCTACTAATGACCTGGAGAAAGCAATCAGTAAGTATAACAACATTCAGATGGCACGTAAGATCCAACTGAACTCTGCTTATGGTGCTATTGGCAATCAGTATTTTCGTTACTTCAATCTAGCAAATGCTGAGGCAATCACCCTGTCTGGTCAGGTCTCTATCCGATGGATCGAGAACAAGATGAACATGTACCTCAACAAAATTCTAAAGACTGATGGTATTGACTATGTTATTGCTTCTGATACTGACTCTATCTACCTCAACCTGGGTCCTCTGGTTGAAACTGTATTCAAGGGCAGAGAGAAAAGCAATCAGAGCATTGTTGGGTTCCTTGACAAGGTGTGTAACGTGGAATTTCAGAAGTATATTGAAAATTCTTATGAAACGTTGGCAACCTATGTGAATGCATATGATCAGAAGATGTTCATGGCAAGAGAAAACATTGCTGATCGTGGTATCTGGACTGCTAAGAAACGATATATCCTCAACGTCTGGGATAGTGAGGGTGTTCGATACAAGGAACCTAAACTCAAGATGATGGGCATTGAAGCAGTCAAGTCTTCTACACCTGCACCATGCAGAAAGAAGATTAAAGATGCACTGAAGGTCATCATGTCTGGCACCGAGGAAGAGACTCAGCAGTTTATTACTGCTTTCCGAGAGGAGTTTAAGACTCTTTCTCCTGATCAAATCGCATTCCCACGGTCATGTAACAACATGACTAAGTTCAAAGATCCTACTACTCTCTATCGTAAAGGCACACCCATTCATGCTCGTGGTGCTATCTTGTATAACTACCACATCAAAAAGAATAGCCTTGATCGTAAGTATCCATTGATTCAGGATGGTGAAAAGATCCGATTCCTGTATCTAAAAGTCCCTAACAAGATCAATGAAAACGTGGTCTCCTTTATCCAGGAGTTCCCCACTGAACTAGGACTTGACAAATACATTAATCATGACCTACAATTTGACAAAAGTTTCCTTGAACCACTCAAGATTATTCTTGATGCCATAGGTTGGAAGGCAGAAAAAATCGCAACACTTGAATCATTTTTCCTATGAATTTTCTACAAGATATTGCCAAAGAAATTGGTAATGAATATGCAGGCATCGTTGCTGACGGTGTTGCTGCAGGTGATACTAATGCATATGTTGATACTGGATCGTATATTTTTAACGGTCTGGTGTCTGGTAGTATCTACGGTGGTATTCCATCTAATAAAATCACTGCTATTGCAGGTGAATCATCCACAGGTAAGACATTCTTTTGCCTGAGTATTGTTAAGAACTATCTTGAGATGGATCCTGATGCAGGTGTCATCTACTTTGAGTCTGAGTCTGCTATCAGCAAGAGCATGATCGAGGATCGTAATATAGATAGTAGGAGAATGGTCCTAGTCCCTGTCACTACAGTGCAGGAGTTCAGGCATCAAGCAATCAAAATCCTTGACAAATACTTAGCACAATCTGAAGAAGATCGCAAACCCATGATGTTTGTGCTAGACTCTCTTGGGATGCTATCAACCACCAAAGAGGTCGAGGACACTGAAGCGGGTAAAGATACTCGTGACATGACTCGAGCTCAGGTTGTAAAGTCCATTTTTCGTGTTCTAACTCTCAAATTAGGTAAAGCAAATGTACCAATGCTTGTCACAAATCACACCTACGATGTTGTCGGTGCTTATGTGCCAACAAAAGAAATGGGTGGTGGTTCTGGCCTTAAGTATGCTAGCAGCACAATCATTTACCTCAGTAAGAAAAAGGAGAAGGACGGAAAGGAAATCGTCGGAAACGTTATCAAGGCAAAGACTGCTAAGTCTCGTCTAACTAAAGAGAACTCACTTGCTGAGATTCGTTTGTATTACGATGATCGTGGACTTGACAAGTATTATGGGTTGCTTGAACTGGGTGAGAAGCATGGAGTCTTCACCAGGAAGGGCAATCGGGTTGTTGTTGGAGAGTCTTCGGTCTATCCTTCTGCCATGCTTGCTGATCCTGAAAAATACTTCACCCCTGATGTCATGATGAAACTAGACAAAGCAGCAGAGAAAGAGTTTACCTATGGTTCATAACAACATTCGCATCTTTAATGATGTTCTCCCTGCTAATACGTGTGCAAAATTGTGTGAGTATGCTAGGGGAGAACATGATTTCCAGATGGATAGATTTGAAGAAGACGACTGTCCTAAATTTTGGAAGGGATTCTTCCTTCCTCAAGCCAATAAAGAATTGCATGATCACTTGATTGATCATATCAAGGATTGTACAGTTAAATACTTCAAGCAAATCAAATATGATCTGACTCTTCTTCCTCCTTCCTGGAGTTTGGAGGCATTGACTCTCAAGAGGTATGATCCTGGTGATAGATTTGATCGACATGTTGATGTCACCGACCGTGCCTCAGCACGTCGTTTCTTGGCACTTCAATTCTATTTGAATGAGGACTTCAAGGGTGGTAAAACTATCTTTGGAGATGGTCCTACTATCCAACCTAAGACTGGTAGACTCCTTATCTTTCCACCTACCTGGGAATATCCACACACAGGGACTCCTATTCAATCAGGTCAAAAGTATTTGCTAACGACCTACTTACACTACAAAGATGACTGAATTTGACTCCAGTTTTATCCAAGAAGACTGTGTTGACTGCAAGGAAAGCGCAGATAAACTCATGCGAGAAGTCGAAGAGGGTCTAGCACTCATTGATGAGATGCAACCAGGAACTATAGGTTCTGCAAGTCGAGATGACATTGTAGCAAATAACATCATTATGGTGTATGATGGGGACGGTAATTTAATTTCCTCCTTACCTGAACCAGTTCTTGAACACACCNTAAAGACTTACAAGGACTGTGGTATTGACACCAGTAAATGGGTCTTTACCAGATCTTTCCGACAGGCAGATCACTTCGTATCAACCATTGATGAACAACGTGAAAGACTAAATGAACAGAATCGAAACCTTAATCCTGAATCAACTCCTGAACAACCAAGAGTATTTGAGGAAAGTAATACCCTTCCTGAAGAAGGATTATTTCGAGTCGATCTCAACGAAGACTTGCTTCGACAGCATTCAGACCTTTGTGACGAACTACGATCAGACTCCGACCAAGGAGATTCTTCGGATTGAGATTGAGAATCGTCTTGATCTATCTGAGGATCTATTCAAGGAATGTCTTACCACTATTGATTCTCTAGAATCAGAAGAGCATGAGATGCAGTGGTTGGTAGATACTACAGAGAAGTGGTGTAAGGAACGTGCTGTCTACATTGCATTGATGGAGTCCATTCAGATTGCTGATGGACAGGATAAGCAACGAGATCGTGGTGCTATTCCACAGATTCTTTCTGAGGCATTATCAGTTTGTTTTGACAATACTATCGGTCATGATTATCTTGAAGACTTTGATGCTAGATATGATTTCTATCATCGTATTGAAGATAAGATCCCGTTTGATATCGAATATCTAAATAAGATTACTAAAGGTGGTCTCACTCGCAAGTCTCTAAATATCATCCTTGCTGGCACGGGTGTAGGTAAGTCTCTTGCTATGTGTCACTTTGCTTCTGCTAATCTTCTGAGTGGCAAGAATGTCTTGTACATCACTATGGAGATGGCAGAAGAGAAGATTGCTGAGAGGATTGATGCTAACTTATTGAACGTTGGTATTCGTGATCTACATGACTTGACACACTCTATCTTCAATAAAAAGGTAGGTCACATCACTCAGAAGACACAAGGTAGATTGATCATCAAAGAATATCCTACTGCATCTGCTCATGTTAATCACTTTGAGTCTCTGCTTGATGATCTTGCTCTCAAAAAGAATTTCACACCCGATATTATCTACGTGGATTATCTTAACATATGTGCTTCTTCCCGATATAAAAATAATATCGTCAACTCATACACGTACATCAAATCAATTGCAGAAGAACTCAGGGGCATGGCAGTCAAGTACGGGGTCCCAATCGTGTCTGCTACTCAAACCACTCGTTCAGGTTACGGCAGCACTGATCTTGACCTTACTGATACTTCTGAATCCTTTGGTCTCCCTGCTACTGCTGATCTTATGCTTGCCATCATTTCTACTGAAGAGTTGGAGGAACTAGGGCAGATCATGGTGAAGCAATTGAAGAATAGATACAACGATCCAACCATCAACCGCAAGTTTGTTCTGGGTATTGACAGAAACAAGATGAGGCTGTATGATTGTGATCAGTCAGAAGGTGGGGATCTTCTGGACTCTGGACAAGAGGAAGCACCTGTGAAAACTTTCAAAGACAAATTCGCAACACTAAACTATGACTAAGAAGCAACAAAAGAATGTTGGTCACGCCCAAGCAGACTTTGATAACTATCAGAAGTTTGTCATGTCTATCACCAGCAAAGAGTCTTCTGATAATCAAGCATTTTTGGATAGACTTCAGATGCTTAAAGATGAAGGTTGTGAAACCAATCGATTGTTGACTGCTGCTGTAGGCATGTCTGCTGAAGCAGGTGAGTTCACTGAGATTGTCAAGAAGATGATCTTCCAAGGCAAACCATATGATGATGACAATAAGAAGCACCTGCTGATTGAATTGGGTGATGTCATGTGGTATGTCATGCAGGCATGTTCTGCTCTAGGTGTATCTCTAGATGAAGTTGTGATTCAGAATACTTACAAACTTCTTGCACGATATCCAATGGCAAAGTTTGAGGTTGACAAGTCTGAAAACCGAGCAGAAGGAGATATTTAATATAGATAGGGGGTAGGATTACCCCCCTTTTTTATGGCTACTTTGTCTGAGATATTGCTTGCAGTCAATAAAGTCACACAAAACTTAGACACTACTGTAGATGCAAATGCTAAGACTACTAAAATCCTAGTCAAAGTTGATGATAGGGTAACTGCTAGAGCAGA